TAATTCTGTTTTTATTATTTTTGATGTGTAAAGCAAGTGACGTGATCAGAATTTTATATAATTTTTTTTTTTTCAAGCAGAAGACGGCATGCGAGATTCCTCTACGTCTCGTGGGCTCGGAGATTTGTATAAGAGGCAGGGGGTGGGGTGATCCCACGACCCTCCCCCCTATGGGGTGTCGCATTTTGTGACTCGTTTTATTTCATTTAAAACGTTGTCACGGTCGACGTTGATGTCGGTAAACGAATGGGCGTTGCTGTATCTTCTTTGATGAAAGTCCAAACGTCTTCGATTGGTCCTTCATCTACGATGTAGTTCATAGCAGTAGCTTGGATCTGTGCTACTTCTACTTCATCTAAAGCTTTAGATGTGTCACCCATTACAAACGCTAAGAGTTCTGGCGTGTTGTAACCATTCTCTTTGTCCCATTGCCACCAAGCATCATAGTCTGTGTATGGATTGTATGGGTTGTCATACGTAGTAAGCATAGCATTGATACTTACTGCTTTGTTGTACTCTTCATTCGTTACTGTGTCAGCATAGAGTGATGAGTTGTCAACAGTGTCTTGTTGTGTAGTCATGGACTAGCTCCTCCTTTCTATGATAGGTCTTGCACAGTAGACACACTGATGCCTAGAGCAGACGCTACTTCAGCATAGGTGTGACCACTCTTAAGCATAGCTCTAGCTCTGCTAGCTGTACCAAGACTGACAGCCTTCTCTTTACGAGGTGTAGCCAGTTGCTTAACACGATCACTATCAGCAAAGCGTAGTACATCAGTAAGCATCTTAGTACTTACAGCACCAGACTGAATAGCTTGCCACTCATCATTGTCTATGTTGATACGAGTACCAGCTCCATCAGCACCAGTCTTTATACGGGCTGCTGCAATAGCCTGTTGTTTGAGCTTCTTAAGTTGTTCTTTACCCATCTCAGGAGTACGTTTGTCAGCAATAGCTTTGTTAGCTATGAGCTGAGCTTGACGTTCTTTAGGAGAGTTCATAAGGGCAGTATTAAGCTTGTGTTGTAGAGACTCGACTTGATCCTTATACTTAACTCTTGCCTCTTTGCTGAGCTTAAGATTAGGAGATGTCTCTACAATTTTATTAGCTTTATCCCTCATTTTACCAAGAGCATTTACATAATCACCATACATGTTTTCAATAGGAGTACCAGAACCTAGTTTCTTAGCATCATCAACTAGTTCAATTACACTATCTGTAGAAACTGTTTTAGTTTTCTTAACAGTAGGTTTCAATCTAGGATTTGCGGCTAGTTCTTCTGCAGTACGTGGTTTTTCCCAGGTCTCTGTTTCTCTATGATCTGTTTTTGATCTAGAAATAAGAGTTGAGGCTCCCATTTTTGTAGTACCAGTAATAACATCGTAATGCATCTGATATCTTTTTCGTAATTCTGGAATACCGTTTTCTCTTTCAGATCTTTTATAATCTAAATTATGTTTTTCAGCATCGATGACGACCATCGAATGCTTTACGGCTCTAGCAATTTCACTATTTGATGCACCTTTCAAAGTCATATCGGTAATAAGATTTGAAACTTCACCCATCGTTTTCTGTTTAATTGTCCAGTCACCTTTTGAATTACGATTTAAAATGTTTTTATCTGGAGAATAATAATCGTTCGTATCAAAGTTCTTTAATTCTTTTAATGAACGACTTGTTTTAATTCCGTTTTTATTATTAGGAATAACCATAACGGAGTCACCATCGAAATCTGCACCAGATAATTTAGATGCAACAGACGAATCAATTCCGACTGCATCTTTTGCACCCTTCATGAATTTAGCCGCAGTGTTTCCTAATTTATTATTAACAGTTAATTCTGGTAATTCGAAAATACCACCATGAGGATATCGAACAAGAACTACTTTCTCACCGTTTTTAAAATTAGGAGCATAGATTTCGTTAGCTTTAATTCCAGATAAAGGTAATAATACTTGACCTTTCATTCTGTCGAAGCCAGTCAATTTAAGATTATGCCGTTTGGTTGTGAGACCATCAGCAAAATCCTGCATCATTACACGTTTAACTACAGGATTTGTTAGATTAGAAATCTCATCAAACTCTTTCTGTAGCTTTTTATATGTTTCATCAATACGACCTTTAACCAAAGCTGGTGGTTGTTTAGAAACAAATTGAGAAGATAATGTTTTAGACCAGCTAGCCCAGTCGCCTTCTTCATTTACTTTGTTGATAGCGCCTTTTTGTCCACCAACTTTAATTGTTGCGCCGAATGGATTATCTGGATCATCTTTTAATTTCTTCAAGACATCTTCTTTTGCAGTACCTTTATGTTTATTGGTATTGAAAATAATGTCAACGCCTTTTGGAAAATCTTTTGGATCTCCATAAACAGCCATACCTTTAAGATAATGCGTACCATTTACACCAATACGAACTTGAGCATAACGGGATTTACCAAGATCAAGATCTTTTACTCCTGGACGCAATTCCATTACGCCATCTTTATCCGTACCACCTTGTTCAGCATATCGAATTCCTACGCGTTTCCAATCAACATGTTCAATTGGACGTAATCCTAATACACTTTTTCCATCATCAGTTTCAGAAATAAATGGTGGTTTGATTTCATGTTTGTGTTGACGAACAATATCAGGATTTGATTCCTTGGTTAAGACTTTCATTTCAACCCAGTGATCATCATTTGTAGCATTCTTAACATATACTGTATGCTTGTGATATCCTTCGGATTCTAATTGTTGTACCGCACGTTTAAGAGTATTCTCATTTACTCCTAATTGTTGTGCAGCGCCAAGACCGACGTCAAGATATGGATTCTTTTCAATCAATCCCTTAATATCAGTCTTAATTTCTTCCATTCGATTTACGTTATGACGAACTTTAGCATCCAAATTCATACGAACTGTAGATTCTGGAATACCGGTCTCACGAGAAATCTCAATAGAAGTCATACCTTTTGCAGATAATTCTTGGATACGACTAATGTTGTATTTACGAATTTCATGCTTAGCAATATTATTACGAGAACGGAATTCGGTCGTTGTGATACCAAGCTTCATAGAAATTTGAGTATCAGTTAATCCGCTCTTACGGTATTTAGCAACGACATCTGACCAGGAAGTCGCACGTTGATATGAATTTTCTCCCGAACCCCAAGCAAATCGTCCACTATGTGGAATTGATCCTTGGTGAGGAGTTCCTCTATGTTCTAGAAAATCATTATATGCATCTTCAAGATTCATTATTTACCTCGGTTTGCTTTCAAGTATTCCACTGAATTCTTTAATTGTGTGATATACATCATACACATCTTCCGCCTCTGGAATATACGTACGAATATCATCGCCTTGATAAATACGAAGTTCAAAATCAGTTTTCTCAGGTTTAACTCCATACTCAAGACAGAAATAAGCAGCATAAACTAATAGCTGTTCCATCTTTGGTTTGGATACTCCAGTCTTCAAATCATGAATTCTAAGAAATCCTCGTGGATTATCTTTCTTTGGCGGATCATATCGGATAGCATCTGCTGTACCGAATGCATATGGACTGTAAAATAATAGTACTTCACTATCCATACGATATCCAATTGCGTCATTTACGAAATTAGCAACAGCTGGGTGAGTATTACCTGGGAGTAATTTAATTCTATGTTGAATTGCATGACTCGCAAATTCGTGTAATTCTGTTCCTCGTTGTTTAGCTTTTTCGTTTTCGAAACGCTCAACTAATTTCTCTGGACTGTAATTTAACCAGTGACACTGACTAGCACTTAAAAATGAGTGCTTACCCTCGTATTCGATGTGTCTGTTCCATTTCATGCAGAACATCCTCCTTATTCTCCGGATAAATCACTCTCGCCCATCCTCCGTTTTTATTATACTGCTCAAGATAATACTCTTGATTTGGTCTAAACGGACTCTTGGCACTCTTCTTGCATTCTAAATGATAGGAATATGGCCCGACATCCACAGACAGGTCAGGAATTCCTTGAATATAGTTTGGATCATTCTTTTTGACAATCGCATCAGGAAATAACCGCTTGATGTCTTTAATCAATCCTTTTTGAAAATCTCGCTCCAATTTGGACATTCGTGGGTCACCCAATTCCTTTCGTTAAATTTCTTTTTGCTAGATATAGATCTAGCGATAGCATCATCAATCGAGGCTGGGGATTTCATATAAATGTAGAAAAGATCTTTAAAGGAGGTATTCACTCGATTAATTCGTCCTTCGGATTGTTCCATAATTCGATAGGAATAATTTAACGAATAGAATAAAATCGTGTCAGTAGTTATACAATTCCATCCCTCAGCCCCGGCCGTGTACTGAACCAAATATACCCAACTATCGGTATCGGGTATTGGCTCATGTTTACTGCCGTTCCATTGATAAAATGCCCTATTTAATTCTTGACAAATCTCTTTGAGAATATCAAGTTCATAGGTATAGTTGTAGAAAACTATGATTCGATCACGAGTCATAATTTGTTGCTTCACATTTGCTCGCCTACGATCGCTAGTGTTTACTATACGACGTAATACTTGAGTAAACTCGGAAGCATTTTGTATTGGTTCTTCCGTAAATGGATTGAACCTGGTTTTCTTTACTTGCTCGTATAATTCTTTATCATACTGAGCTGTAATAAATTGACGATGGACTTTTGTTGTCCTGAAATCTTCCATGGGCACGGCAAGATATCGTCTATATCGTTCAAGCTTATCTGTTTTATGATATCGCTTGATTTGTGGGAACTTGGAATATGGATTGTACTCGACATGTTGTTCAACAAAATCAGTTTTGTTTCGATAGAAATTATTGGCTATGAAAATACACATCCAATCCATCCAAACATCACCAGGCGTCGCGGTGAGCATTATCCATTTATTCTTTCTGGCAATTGATATAAATGCCATTCCCCAGGTTCCGTATCCGATAGCTCTTTGTTCATCAAAAATAAAGAACGCATCTTTTACGTCGGAATACTTATTGATATTGTTCCATGAATCGACAACACCAGTAATTCCTAAGGCTTCAAAATCTCTATGCCATTCACGATCGTTTCGTTTCTTGGCGACTGTAATAATATACAGCGGCTTATCTATATGATTCTCCATATAATAAAATAGGCCGGTCAAGGATTTACCCGAACCGACCTTCCCGCACAAAACAGATCCGTTATGCATACTATCAACTGCCCTACGCTGATAGTCGTATAACTCAATAGTCATTAAAATCCATACTTACGTTCAAGTGGATTTGCTGCGACGCGAATATAAGCACTCTTCAAGTCAAGACGAGCATATGTCCCATCTTCACTTGGCTCGCGGCGACGGATAACCATATCACACAAGGCAATTTCCATTTCATCAATAAGACCAAGTTGATCTTCGTTGAAATATGTACGTTGGCTTGGATCGATAGGGGCGTCAATTGGAGTTTCACCGTCATCATAAATGATAGCTACTGATGGAACTGAGAATTGAGTATATACACGAACCTTGAAATAACATTGTGGTTCGTACATATCAGGATTTTCAGCCATCTTCTTTTCCATTTCCGCATCTTTAGCTTTGGGTTCCCATACTTTTACGTTAACACCATACTGCTGAAGAATATCCGCGTCTTCTGGGTTGACAACAACATTGAAATAACGATCGCCTTCACGATTGTATTTCTCTTGTCGTCCGGCGAAGTTCGGTTTAAACATAAACTGAACATCTTCCAAAATGATTTGTGAATTTGAAGCTTGCAATAATTTAGTCATAGTAATGTCCTTTCTAAAATGACGTGCGTGACTCAAAAACAATGAGAGGAGTGAAAAATTCGAGTTTTTCCACGTCCCTCTCTATTATGTGCCATGTAATTTCTGCGGGGTCTAAAATGACCCTGCGCGAAAATCGAATTTAAGCGACCTCAGAATTTTCGGCATTGAGACCAAGTGGCTCAATATAATCCTTCGGCATGTCGTCAACAATTTGATCGATATCACCGACCTTAATAATTTTCTTAAGACCAGCAATTGCAACCTTATCATAGTAGTCAAAGTCAATATCTTCGTAGTTGAATTCTGAAGTTTGCTTGAATTTAAAACCTTTTGTACCAGTAACGGATTTAAAGTTCTCGTTATCTTCAGTCCACATACATTCTTCACCTGTTAGTGAAGCATAAATAGATCCAACTTTTCCAACAAACTCGTCTCCAAGATAGATATGACCTTTCGATTGTTTGGTGATGAAGAAATCTTTATCGACCAATTCTTCTTTTGTCCAAACCCGCTTAAGCAGATATGGATTTGCGAACTCCGCTCCTGTTGGGGCCCACTTGTCGTTTTCAAGCTGAGCAATATAAACTGCATTATTAATAAGGGCCATACGTTTATATGTGTGCTCATGGTCGAAATTATAATTATACTCTGGGCGTTTACCGAATTTCATAACGAAGTCGACGATATAATCATCAGCATTAGGGATTTTAATCGAGTCGGTCTTAATATGACATACCTGATATCCCTCAGCCTCAACTGCGAATTTAAGATCAACCATAAACAAAGCTCCACGCTTAGCAACAATGTTATCGACATTGTCCGGGTGCTTGAATTTATTATCAAACGAAGCGGAAGTCATTCCGTAAACCGAATTAATAACAATCTTCAAGGCATTGACCAAAGGTTCCATATATTGATCATCATCCAAGAACGGTGCTAAAGATCCATTAAACATTTGTTTAACTTCATCGATTTTTCTATGCTTAAGTAAAATACGAACTTTCAACAAGTCAGCATATCGTTGAGTGTATGGACCAAAGTAGTTCATATTAACCAAACTGTTCGGGTGCATTGACTCGACGTCAATCAGGGCAATATCTTTATATACTCCAGGTTCGGCATATACAAATCCACCTTCACCAGTTTCGAATCCACGATATGTGGACTTACCAAATTTGTATTCGTATCCAGGAAACGTCTCGGCTAATTTTACATAATTAAATTTATCCTGAGGACGAGGATCATCTCCGAAAATGAATCGAGCAGTAAGTTGATTATTTGTTGCGTTCATGCTTCCACCTGTAATAGTTGCAAGAATTTCTCGAGCAATATAATCTGCATATGTTGCATCAAATACTTTCTCAGTCGCATCCACGTCGTTTACACAGTATTCAACAACAGTGTCAACTAAATCGTCAGGTACTGGTTGATCCCAAGGAATTTCCATTTCAACGTGTTTAATTCCTAAATCAACTTCCCAACGTTTTAACGATTGTTTCTTTTTTGAGTACTCATAAATATCAGCATAACTTAATTCATAAGCTGCTGCATACATCCCAGTCTTAGCGTTCTTTTCGTTGATAATACGTTGAGACTGATTAAATAATTCCATATTGGTTCCACCAAGCAACCGAGCATACAAGATATGATTATCATATCTTCGGTTGTTGAAGCCAATTAGAGGAAATGTACACAAGTACTCAATTTGATCTGGCGTAGGATTTACCCAACGAGTAAATTCATCGTCTCCGTATTTCTTCCAAACAACCACAAACAGATTTGGATATACCTCAATATCGAAGAATACAATTTCTTCCTTGGCCACAATTTGTGTACCTGTTGTCAATTCGTATTCTGTTTTTCCATCATCGTCTCGAATTGAAGACCATGGGATTTTAGAAAATACATCCAGACAATAATCTTTGTTGTTTGTGGATTGCAGGGCTCGTAGAAATACCGAATGCTTCAAGTCTGTAATATCATATTGTAGACCCATATCATGTGCCTTCTGAATTTCATGAGCAATCCAGTCAATGGTTGGTTTTGTATTTGCGTGACTTGGTTTTTCTCCCTCAATTAAACCAAGCTGCCGCTTAACAAATTTACGAAGTGTCTTCTCTGTGTAAGTGATTTCTTTCACTTGATCATACATCTCATTTCTCTCTTTCTTCTCTTTCATCGGCAGCCCCGACGAAATATGAGATACTTCAAGATTGTTTGATGCATTATCAATCCGTCGTAAAGACGCCTTCCCTTTGTAAACTTTAATTTCAACATTGTCTTCAACGACATTGTCTAGTAAATTGACATCCCCGTCATATAAATAATGCAAGTGAATGCCTTTCCCTGATTTAGAGACCTCCGCATAAGTCGGCGGATACTTGGCCGCCGCTTTTTTGTTTAACTCTAAACTTTTCTCTCCATTCTCGTCCTTGATATCAAAGTCGAGAATAATATGTTGTAGTGGAACTTTTACCCAGTGTAGTTTCTTAGTATCGATTTCTTTTAACGTTGTTACGACATCGTCCCATTTCTGAGATGGATTACCATTCTCCAAAGACGGTTGTGCAGGATAATCGGCAGCCAATTTATTGAATACCTCATTGTGATAGCGTAAATCGAGCCAATCCTTAACCTCATCTTCAGGAATATCGATACCAACCACACCTTCAGGAAATGCTACAGACCATTTAAATCCTTTGAAATAATTAAATATTCGAACGCCATCAACTTTTGTATCTTTAAGCATGGTTTCGAAATATCTAAGAGCTTCACGTTTGATTGTGGCTTTATATCCGTCCGTCTTCCAACCCATATCTTCAAGATAGTTTTTATACAACTCAGAAAGTTGTTTAAGACTAATACCGTCTTTCATTTGCATAGCTTCACTACGCATAAAATCAAAGATATGGTCAGTCTGCTCCGCCATATCGACATCGAAGTAATCATCGAAATGGTCTTGACCCAATTCTTTGAATCGATTAATCGCAAGATTAGCAATATATGGTAACTCGTATTTGATCTGATTCATTAGAGAATCATACTCCCTATGAGGTACTTTATTACCACTAGGATTTACCACCACAGCTCGTCGAGTAATACCAGAATCAACATTTCGAACTTTATATCGTTGGTTTGATGCGGTAATAAGCAAACCGCTAAATGTGACATCGTATTGCTCTTTGTACTTTTGGTTGACAGAAATGGTTTCGTGACTTGTCAGTTTCAATAACGGAGTATCGTTATAAATATGACTGATGTCTGTATCCTCGTCAATCAACAATGGAACTTCTTTAATTTGTCCTGTTGCGAATGGATCTCCACTAGTCAATATTTTCAAGTCGATAGTTCCACAGTATTCTTCAAACAACCATCTGAATATCTTTAGGACTGTTCCTTTACCACTACCCTTCGATCCATACAAATACATAAACTTTTCAATCTTACGCATATTGTTGGTGAATAAGGCTCCCATGAACCAAAGAATTTTGTCAAGTTCTGCTGGAGCATACAAAGTCCCAAGCAATTTCATGAATGCTTCGGGATTTCCTTCTGTTGGCGAATAAGAAAGTTGTGTGGTTGCATAATCCAATCGCTTCATCTTATGATCGGCGAATAATACTTTCTGGTTGAACGGAATATCATTCTGTTCTGTGGCTTTACAATAGTCAATAAATAATCGGAACTTCCCAGCAGAAGCTTTCCGAATTTCTTTTACTTCAATTCGTAGCCCAGGGCTCTTCTCTTGAAGTTCTCTCGCTCTATTCCACAATAGACTATCAATATCATGAAATAAGTTTCTCTGTAATGTGTCCCATCTATGTCCATTCCAATAAGCATAGAATTTGCCACCCTTTACAACTAAATCCTTGGCGTCGCCAAAAACGAAGTCGGGCGACACCTCATAATCACACGATCTGTTATTGGAAGTGAACTTTTTGACGGTAACATCTAAAAAATCCATTTAGTTCCTCCTCACACACTTTTTCCCACCATTTCCCCATTGTTTATATATATAGTTAAAAATTTCAACTCGCTTCTACAACAATACGAAAATCGGCTTTTTTTACGGATTTTATGGGTATTTCACACAAAATCCCGTAGTTTTTTCAAGCAAATCACCCGTAATCCTATAATAAAAATGCATGGACATTAAAATCCCGCAAAAAATTCATCGGGATTCTTAGGGCCATTTTGGCCCTAATTCCTACCAAATTATCCTAAATTCAAGCCCATATTCGCTTGTTTTCTCGTCCAAATCGTACCAAAAGTCCCTCTCAAATACCAAATCATACTCGAATCCAAGGACTTCTGCACGGAAATAATCCCCTTTTTCGTACGTATCTTTCAGCTTTTCAGGCCCTTTATACATGAATTTGAACCCAATAATTTGCCCAATATCATCTTTGACATATGCCATACCAACCCAATTATGGTCTTTAAAAACCTTAAAATCAATGCTCTTACTCATTTCGCCCACCTCGAATTTTAGTCGAGTTAATGACCACATTAAATTCGCGATCAGCAATCCCTGTAATAGTAACCGAATCGCCTTCGTCCATGTAATATATCAATCGGTCAATAAGATCATTGAAACGTTCGATACTTTCATCATTCGCAACACCCAATCCATTGTATTCTCTATCCATTAGTTTTTTTCTCCTATAGTCCCCTTTAGTAATCTCCGGCGATTTACCATGACGATACATACCTTCAGTATATATCGTAACACCATTCAGCTCCATATAAGGTTCTGATGGAATTCGATTATCGACGCTCATCTCGTTCCTCCAATTCTTTCCGTCCAGGAAATTGAAAATCGGGGAATTTAATCAACTCCCCGGTCTCCGAATTAAATGCCCACTTACGATCATGGCTAGTCCACCATTTACTAACGGCTTCGCCAGTTATCCCACAACGCTTAAGTTCTTTACAAACAGGAATATTATTCATCATCTTTATCCTCAACTGGATCAAAACCTTTAGATCTACGCAAATCATTTAGAGTTTGCTTTTTGAAATATGTAGTAAAAGATCCATCACCATTAGCAACAATACGAACAACCTCACCTTTCTCAATACGAGATAACATCATATCAAGCATAATGCGATCGTTTTCTTTCTTGGCTTCTTCATGACTAAGCTGCTGAAGATATGATGCAATAGTATCGATAACATCTGGGGATTCGTATACAGCCTTGTGACCGTAATTCACCTTAACAGGAGGATTCTTAGGCAAAGTATCTGGTCGATGAACATAACCCATAACCTCGTCCCATTTATCACGAGGAATATTAAGATCGAGTTCCAATTTCTCAGGTCCCTTTAAATGAATACCTGAAAACTGAGGTTGGTATTTGATCCCCTTATCATCAAGAGCTTCCTTAATGGCTTGTTGAACCATACCTGATTTACCATTACCTCGGAAAGGAATAAAAGTAATCTTACCAGTCTTAATATCGACCGACGAGGTTCCACCAGTGCTATTAATATGTAGGTTATCCTTAGATTCGCCTTTCATATTATCAACAATCGCATCAGCCTTCTTGACGATACTCTCAATGTTTCCATCAAGCGCTTTCATGCGCAATTCATTCCAATCAGCCTTCTTTTTACCCTTCAACCAGCATGCAGCCATAGCAGCGTAGTTAGACAGGTCTTCTAAGGTATCTACAAGGCTCTCAGAGGCGATCTGAGCGTCTTTAGAAGGATCGTTGAGTGAAACTAAGCGCTCGAATTTATCGTTCATACGGACGATGCCAGCCACCAATCCGAACGTGTCCAAACTCTTCTCAAATGAGTTACCATAGTCGTGATTTTTCTTACAAAATACATTCCATTGGTGATCGTATTGTGTTTTCATTGTGTTTGGTGTTAATTTGTCAGTCATTTTACTCATCTCTATATGTTCCTCCATTTACATTTATAACTAGGTCTTTGTGATCGGTGCGTTTGATAATCATCTTTTTGATATCGCATTCTGGGATAATTACAATTTTATCGATACTGCCAAACCCATCATAGTCGTTACGTTCATACATACGAATATATAATTCGTTACCTTTGATGTCGTGGTTCCATTTTCGTTTTATACCTAGAACACTAGTATACACTAAGTGACTTCCATCTTGTCTACCATAGATAGGATAAATATGGATCTCACTCTTTTCCCCATCAAAAGGCCAGAACATAATACGTTCGAAGTCATGACCGCATACTGCGTTGTTCATTTTAACCCAATCACGTTCGGCGTCGAATTTACTTAGCTCTTCTATACCAATACCACCAATAGTTCTAGTCATGATTATAGCAGAGCTAACTTTATCTGGCGTCTTATAGTATTCAATAACAATATAATCATTGTAATATTGGATATCGGTAACTAAAGTAAATGCTTCGCTAGGCTTGGGCGAACCATCCTTATACGTCACATATACAAATTTAAATGTTCTATCTAACATCTCACTTCTCCTTCATCTCTTCAATTGGTGGATATGCTTTATAGAAATCGGCTTTATTAGGAAAATATTCAATCAAACCGATATTACTTAGTGGAATTAAAGTTATCTTAGAATAATCCCCATTCCGTATATCAATGTATACGGTTTTAGATTGTTTATTTAAATCAAAATCGTAAACATCAAAGAAAATGTTGACAGCATGCCCATTCATTCCTGATGAGATGTTATTATCAACATACTTAATATAAACTACTCCCTGTCCCTTAGCCATTCTCGGTTCCTTTCTATAATTATTTTACCCCTTTAGAATCCAATACATCATTCACAAAATTACGGTTTACTTCACCCAACTCTAATAGTTGATCCAAATATTTACGTCCATAAGAACGTTGGCTTTCCGTGATTTTACCCTTAGATACGTTCATAGCAGCTAAGCGGCTGTAATCGAAGATATCAGTATTTGGTTCGAGGATTTGTTTGCAGTAAATAGCTGGGAAGATGATTTTGTTACCGTTTCTTATACACCTC